CTTATCATACTAAGTTCCCTGAAGGACTTAGAGCCCTATTTGGTATCCCTGAGAGCCTTACTTGGCCTCTAGTTAGATGGTTTCATAAACACAGTGGCAAAGTATTGACCACTACAGATACAATGGTAAAGGAGTTAAAAAATCATGGCTTTGATGGAGATGTTATCCCTTGGACTCGTGGTGTTGATCGTAGCATATTTTATCCTGCCGTAGACGCAACAAGGACAAAACAACTGGTGCTGGTGTGTGTTAGCCGTGTAAGTAAAGAAAAGAATTTAGAACAGTTTTTCCAATTAGAATACCCAGGTGCTAAAAAAATCATGGTCGGCGATGGTCCTATGCTAGAAGAGTACAAGGCACAATATCCTAGCGTTGAGTTTGTAGGAGCCAAGCGTGGTGTTGAACTGGGCGATTACTATCGAATGGCAGATGCGTTTGTATTTCCTAGCCGTTGGGAAACGTTTGGACTTGTTATGATAGAAGCAATGGCTTGTGGCACACCTGTTGCCGCTTATCCTTGCCAAGGTCCATTAGATGTAGTAGACGAGGGCATTACTGGTTGTATGAACGAAGACTTGAAGCAAGCAGTCAAGGACGCACTAATGCTAGACAGACAGAAGGTGTGGGAAGGCAGTGGCCGTTGGACTTGGGAACGTGCTTGGACGATTTTTAAAGATAATTTATTACAAAAATAAAATGTTGCAAAATCACCACATATCAACACTGGTCTTGACAAGAGATATAAATACTCATATAATAGAAATATTGTAAAGCAGTCACTTGCCGCTGAAACAGCAAGTTGTCCAAAAAGACAACAAGAGGTTGACAAGGTGACTAAGTACTGCTACAATAAGAACAAGTTAGCAAACAATGTAATTTCAAAGTGTTGTAGAAATACAACAAAAAAGAATTCCAAAAGTTGTTGACAAAGGTGTAGCAAGGCGCTACAATAAGAACAAGTTAGCAATTCCGCTAGCAAAATTTTAAGGTTTTAAAGAGAAAACAAAATGCAATCTAATTTTAGACAACATCAGTTTAATACGATGCCCAAACAGGTAGGCGTTATAGCCTCTTATTGGTCAGCGATTAATTGTGGAAGTCTATCATCTTTAGATCGCACACCAGAGATTATCAGGGTCCGGAGGACTGTCGTGTAACACACAAGTTAACACAACAAACTTCAAGGACCCTAGGATTAAAAACCCTGGGGTTTTTTGTTTTCCGCAAGGAGAATATGGATTCTAAAGTAAGTGAGAATAAGGACTGGGTAGTAAAGCATACGCTATCTAAACAAGATTTTAGGCAACTAATTCTTGAAAAGATGGAACGTGCTAGACAACACCAGTTAGCAGAAGGAAATCGCAAACTAGCAGAAAAGGAGTTTGCGTAGTGTGAAGTATTCCGGAAACGAGGTCCGGGCCCTGCACTATAAACATGGGGCGAACGGGCGGCCTACCGGATGGCAATTCCTTTTGTGGAATGAAAATGGTAGCGTATTAAAGCATTCTCAGGCCGTAAGGCAAGTGGGTTCATCCATGAAGAGTGCTTTAATACACACATTGAGCTGGCATGGACTGAAATGTCGCAGACAGTGTGTTAACAATTATGGATGTGCTAGGCATTGGAGAGCCTAAGTGGCTGTAACCCACCCGTTAATTCTGTGTAAGTTCGACTCTTACCGCATCCACCAATTAATGTATCCCTAGTGTAATGGCAGCATTACAGTCTCCAAAACTGTCGGTCGGGGTTCGAGTCCCTGGGGGTACGCCAGTAAATGCACCGATGTCAGATTGGGAATGAGGCGGTCTGCAAAATCGCTCCGCAAGGAAAGTAGGTTCGATTCCTACTCGGTGCTCCAATTACAATGCCAGCGAGACTTGGAAGTCAGAGAGGTCTTATACACCTTTTAGCGCCAGATTAGCGTTCTTGAGAGGGTTCGATCCCCTCCGCTGGTACCAATTAGGAGAATGTTATGGCAGTACTAGTAGTGTTGATTATAATGTTCGTCTTGTATCAAGTTCTGAAAAAATATTAAAAGGAGAGTAGCATGAAACGTGCTAAACGTTAGTGTCGCTCTAGATCCCCCGTATGGTCTAGAGTTGGCACGTAAAATCAAATTATACGAACCAACCCTGTTTAGCGTTAGCGGTAGCGCACTTGACTCTTAATCAATGAGGCGTGAGTTCGAATCTCACAGCAGGGACCATATGGGGGTGAAACTTTAAGGTGAAGTAACTGGCTTTTAACCAGTAAAACTCGGATCGTTCCCGAGCACCCCTACCATATGAAAGCATATTAACCACAGCCAGGACCTATAGACTCTGGGTGCATAGCACGTTGTCGTTAGTGTGTTTCCATATAGTATTATTCCTCTATAGTTAAATGGTATAACAATCGGCTGATAACCGGTCATTACAAGTTCGATTCTTGTTGGAGGAACCAATTTTATATCCTGTTAGTTTATCGGTTAGAACGATGGCCTTTCAAGTCGTAGAGACGGGTTCGACTCCCGTACAGGATGCCAATATGCCGTTGTAGTCCTCTGGGAGGGCACTGGATTGTCTATCCAACTAAGGCGGGTTCGATTCCCGTCGACGGCGCCAATCTATTCCGTGAAATCCAAGCATGGTGCAAGGACCTGACTGTTAATCAGTGATTAGGTGAGTTCGATCCTCACACACGGAGCCATATACAAACACACTCAAAGACTGTACATAGTACAGGAACCGGTGGAGCTCACCGGACATTTGACGAGCTAGAGTGTGTTTTTATATGGGGGCAGTAATGGGTTACGGGTTTGCTTTGCAAGCATACTGTCTAGAAGGGTTCGATTCCCTCGGTCTCCACCAAAATAATCTGGGTGTAGGATAATGGTAGTCGACGAGTCTTGGATACTCGAGGCGCAGGTTCGATTCCTGCCTCCCAGACCAATTTCGCCCTTTTAGTATAATGGTAATACACCGGTTTTGTAATCCGGGAATGGCAGTTCGATTCTGTCAAGGGGCACCAATCATGGAAGGTTATCAGGGCTGGGCCCTGCACTGTCTTGAAAACAGATGGACTGCGAAAGCGGTTGGAGTTCGATTCTACCATCCTTCCTCCAAGTTTTGTTAGAGTGTCAGCAAGTGAAGTCACGCTGTTTAGTATTCTTCGAAGGTACTAATTAGTAGAAGGCAAATGGGTTCAACTCCCAGGGGATCGGAAGATCCCCGCAGTATGGTTGCTACGCTGGATGAATCCCAAGTGACGTACCGAGTCCTGCTCGAGTTTATTACACAGGTGAATGGTTGCTATAATGATGGGGCAACTACTTTAACAAATTTATTTCTGATCCCGGATAGTGTAGTGGTAACACAACAGACTTTGACTCTGCTATTGTAGGTTCGATTCCTACTCCGGGTGCCATATATCGGGCTTTGGTGAAATGGATATCATCTCTGTCTTCGAAACAGAGGGTAGAGGTTCGATTCCTCTAAGCCCGGCCAGTATGCGACTGTAACTCAGCGGATTAGAGTACTTGCCTACGAAGCAGGGAGTCGGAGGTTCGACTCCTTCCAGTCGCGCCAATCAATGGTGTTAGTAGTGTAGTGGTAACACACCTGTCTGTGAAACAGGTAACCAGGGTTCGATTCCCGCTTTCACCCCAATTACAAATTATTGATGAAGCGTAATGCTTTGTTGACATTAGTGAAGTACTGCATTTCGAAGTAAGTGTTGTCGTAGACATCTTGTACCATAACGCAACATACACCTTCGTATAAACAAAGATGAAAAAATAATCCCTCTGGGGTTATGTGTTCGTAAGTCTTCACACAAATATTTATTGCCGCTTTAGCAAATGTGGTCATTGCACCGGTTTGAAGCACCGAGGAACTTGGTTCGATCCCAAGGGGCGGCACCATATAATTATGCCCTTGTACGCTAATTGGTAAAGCGAATGGATTTAAAATCCGTTGTTTGTAGGTTCGAATCCAACCAAGGGTACCATGCCTCTGCCGATGGAGCGGTGCCAGGTCTTCTAAACCAGGTTATGGGAGTTCGAATCTCTCCAGAGGCACCAATATGCTCTTATAGTTTAATGGCAGAACACTCGCTTGGTATGCGAGTAATCGTAGTTCGATTCTACGTTAGAGCACCATATGAAAACATTCTAAAGACGTATAACGCATAGCCCTGTGAAGGCGAAGGATAGAGTGTTTCCATATGGAGCATCAAGTGAGACTGCAACGGCGTGCAGAAACCTCAACATAGATACGCCTAGGCGTCACGTATCTGGGGTATCTTTCTGTTGGTTCGAATCCAACATGCTCTGCCATAATATGCCCCACTGGACAAATCTGGTAAAGTCGTCTCTCTCAAAAGGAGAAATTCTCCCCGTTCGAATCGGGGGTGGGGTACCAGTTAAATGAAGTTAAAATTAATTACGGCACGATACTTTTGATTAGTGCAGTTAGTACCACTGTGTCTTTCTGTGCTGTCAAAGATCAACATACGGTTTTCTAGGCTGTCAATCTTTTCTCCGTCCTTTTCAAAAATGGTGTAACCATCATTAGTGTTAAGGTAAAAGATAGCCGTTTTAGATATATTAGCAAGTGCTTCAGGAATGTCAATGTGATGCCCGTAGACTTGTATATTTTCAGCGGCTGTGGTTATGTTGGCTTTGGCTCTGATAAAAAGTTGGTGCTGTAATCTTTTTATTATGGGATTGATAATTTTTATCTCTGGACTAGTAATATTAGGACTATGATAAAACATATGGACAAACTGACAGTTGAATCTGTCTTCGCAGGTAGTTTTTTCAAAATAAACTTTATCCTGTAGACTCCAAGGAAACTGCTCACTGAAGATGGCTGTTTTAATTGCTAGAAATTCTTCTCTGGGTAGGAAATTGTTTATAATTTGTCTTGACATAGTTTTATATATGCAGTATAATAAAAGAGATAACTAAGTATGATACACCGAAGTATGTGGGTCTGATCCTCACCTCTTCGGTTAAACATATCTTAAGGAGATAAACAATGTTATTAGAATTTACAGTATCGTTACCAAACGGTGATAGTTTTAAAGAAAGAGTAGAAGCCGCAGATGAAACTGCTGGCCGAGTAATTTTGGAAGAAAAACACGGAGTAGGATGCTGTCCTTATCCATGTAAAGTAGTCCTTGCATCAGGTTCAAATTAAGTCAATACACGGAGGGGTCCCATAATGGTATTGGAGCAGATTGCTAATCTGTCGGTCGTTTAACACGGCTTCGGGGTTCAAGTCCCCGTCCCTCCGCCATACACAATTTTGTTGTAGAAATACAACAAAAATTTCTTAAAAAGTTCTTGACTAGTTTCTGTATTTGTTATACAATAGAGACTAGTTAAGAAATTAACGTTGTTCTTTAAAAGTTTAATGGAGTAGAAGCATCAATGGTGATGCAGTGGACTGTAAATCCGCCGCCTTTGGCACGCCTGGTTCGATCCCAGGATACTCCACCATTAGTTGTATTGTTTTGGAAAAAGTCTGTGTTCACCAGGCTAATGCACTCTCACTGTAGTCACTGTCGGCCGGCACACTATACGAGTTGATGTCAGAAGGTTACGGGTCATGCCTGTAACAGTCGTAACGAAAGTGGATCCAGCATCGACGGATGCTCCATATAAGTTGACACGTTAAAAGCAAACGACAATAGGGTTATTGTTGTCCATAACAAGACAATACAACTAATGGTAAAATAGTTGTTGACAAGTTCTTGAATTTGTTATACAATAGATACTTAGTTAGAAATTAACTAGATGTTCTTTAAAAATTAGAAGTATAAGAAGTTCTTATACACATGCACACAAAGGCGTAGGCCACGCTGATGTGACGGAGCACAGTGTCGCCCTGTATAGAGCGATATGTTCAGGTTCAACTCCTGTGAGTGTGCAGTTGTATAAGAATTTAAGGGTGGTTTAACATCCTGTAGGCGGTTCGCCGCCTACGAAGAATAACTGTGGTGACACAGCCAAAGGAGGTATGCCTACATAACTCCGCTAGCAATAGTTCATTTAGACAAGCCTGCTCACTACCGCGAGGTAGCGATCACTGATAAGACCGGTGGTTGTAACAATGACGCTGGATGTTGTGGAAAGAACGTTTGCTTACAAGCCCGAAAGGGGAACTTGAGTAGATGGAAAGTAACAGGTGGTGCTGACTTCACAACTAAACCAGTCCAGTTAATTAGTATGAGAAAGGGTAGCGTATTTGTCCGAAGGGTTGCACCTAAGGGCTCGTATGCAGTTTGAGTGGTAATTGGGGCTGTCGGGAAACCGGCGGGGTCACAGATATCGCAAAAGACGACTGAGTAGTTCGCAAGACAAAAGGTACGTGGTGTGTTGTATTGAGTAGAGCAAAACTTTATTCAGCAACAGAGTCAGCACATCGCAGTAGGTTCAGTTATAGGCTAATGGTAGGCCAATTTCCTCTTAAGAAATAGACTGAAGGTTCGATTCCTTCTAACAATAAAATGCAAAGACTGACTCGGTCATATGTGAAAAGCATCTAATACTTGAGCCGCAAGGTAATCAAGTCAAACTAAGCTCGCAAGGTGAGGTTTGTTTATGCAGGAAGTTTCGTAGGGTGTTAGCGCACTCGAATAGCTCGCAAGGTTAACGGGATAGAAAGCGTAGAATAGCATATGGCGACAAGACTACTGCCTGTCTTTAAAAACGGCGATGCTGGCAACAGACTAGGAAACCCGCAAGGGTCTTAGTGGAAGTCGGAAGAAAGTAGACTCGCAAGGTTTACAATAATGTCCGAGGTGTTGTTAGGTAAGCATGTATTCTCAGTGCTCCACTATTCTAAAACACATTTTGCCAAACTATAAGTTTGGTTGTAAGGACTACACACCACCGTTGAGAAAAGTGTAAAGTGTGTTTCAGAATAGATTTTTGGTCTCGTCATATAGTGGTTATTATACCGGCCTGTCTAGTCGGATATCGGGGTTCGATTCCCCGCGGGATCGCCAAGTTTCGAAATAAGTAAGTTTATGCCCTGGTGGTGGAATGGTAGACACGCTGGTCTTAGAAGCCAGTGTCGAGAGGCGTGGGAGTTCGAGTCTCCCCCGGGGCACCAAGTATGCGGGATTAGTTTAATGGTAAAACAGCAGATTTCCAATCTTCGGTCAAGAGTTCGATTCTCTTATCCCGCTCCATACACTATCGGAGTGTAGCACAGCCTGGTAGTGCGCATCGTTTGGGACGATGAGGTCCAAGGTTCGAATCCTTGTACTCCGACCAATTAAGGATCATATGTTAGTTGCCGCTGGAGATAGTATTGTATTTGGATCTGAGTTATCAGACGAGTATCTTACGCCCAGTAACTTAACATTTCCTGCGTTATATGCAAAACGTTTGAACTTAAAGTATAAATGTTTAGCACAGCCTGGTGTTAGTAATAGTACTATTGCTAGGACTGTAATTTCATATCTAGAAAAGAATACTGCGGATGTTGTATTAGTTTGCTGGACGTTTCCGAACAGACAAGAGTTTCACATTGATAACGAATGGAAAACTTTAAATGGATGGACGCACAATCCGGACGGCGAATATAAAAAAGAAGTTGTAGATTTTTCTAAAACATATTTTAAACTAGCCCATTCGGACTATTATGAAAAATATGCCATGCTCAAAGAAATTCTGTTATTACAAAATTATCTTAAAGTAAAGAATCAGAGATACGTGTTTACAGCAAATTCTAAAATTGATTTTAGCGACTGTGAACACGCATCAGCGGTAGATAGAAGTCAGTGGGTTTGGTTTAATGGTGAAGGATTCTATGATTGGGCTAACCGTCAAAAGTTTCCCAAAGGTCCAGAAGGACATCCGTTAGAACAAGCACACGAAGAAGGTAGTAAATTTTTGCCTGGTTAGCTCAGGGGTAGAGCAACGCCTTTACACGGCGAAGGTCCGCGGTTCGAAACCGTGACCAGGTACCAAACACAACAAGGAAAATATGTTAAAGCCAAGTAAGACATTTAAGTTGAGTAAGACAGCAAAGCGTATGGTTGCATTGATGAAAGGCGCCACAGATGAACAGCGTAATCAATACAAGCGTATGATGATTCAAGCAGAACTAGCATCGGCTATCGTAGTTAAATCTGCTCCACGTGATAAAAATGCTCCACGTAACGGTGGATATACAACCACTAGTAACAGCGCAACACCCAGCGCAGAATAAAGATTTTTGACTAGTAGCTCAGTTGGTAGTAGCATTTGACTGTTAATCAAAGGGTCGCTGGTTCGAGCCCAGCCTAGTCAGCCAAGGCCTCTCCATTACACACGGAGTATAATAGGATAAGTTGTGTGTAGAAAATTTCGGGGGATTAGCTCATCTGGTAGAGCAGGACCTTTGCAAGGTCAAGGTAGCGGGTTCAAGTCCTGTATCCTCCACCAAATATGGACCGTTCGTCTATCGGTCAGGACACTAGGTTTTCATCCTGGTAAGAGGGGTTCGACTCCCCTACGGTCTTCCATATAATGCGGGATTAGTTTAATGGTCAAACGAAACCTTGCCAAGGTTTAGTCAGGAGTTCGATTCTCCTATCCCGCTCCAAGTTTCTGAGATAGACGTAGAAGTAGAGTCCCCAGTGTGCTAGTGCCCTATTCTTGAGCATGACACACCAGTAGCGGCACTGGGTAGTTTAAACTCCTTCATACGAGACAAGCCAATGAGTCCTTGAGAAAGATAGTTGGTCGCTCGGAAAACCTATTTGCCCAAAAGGCATTGCATTAATCTTAAAACACTGTATAATTAACACATTAAAGGAACACACATGAATATCTCCCTACGTAAAGCAAACACACTTCAAAACAGCATCAACGAAACAGTCAAAGGTATTGACTTTGACACCACAGTAAAAATCAACGAGTTCCAAGATGCGGAACAAGAGATTGCCCGCACGGCCGCAACCTTTAAAACAAATCTAAAGCGCAGAGATGCGTTGACTGATGCACTGTACGAAATTCGTAAAAGTGTCAGTGGTGCTAACACACAAGTCAGCATCGATAACAGATTGGCAGATGTGGCCCATCTTGAGAAACAAATCCAATTCTACAATGGATTGGCTGGCAACAAAGTTCGCGAAGGCGAAAAAGTAGTTGCAGGTCGTTTGGACAAGATCCGTAACGGCAAGGACGAAAGTCGTCGTAGTATCTACGGATACGCCGACACAGTGGACACTACAATTTTTACACACGAAGATCTAAAAGATTTCCGTCGTGTAGTAAACAGTGCCAAAAAGCAGAAACAAAAACTGCAAGATGAAATCTTGGAGTTGAATGTTCAGACAATTATCCAATTGTCAAACTCTACAGAAGCAATTCTGCAAGCAGAAGGTTTACTGTAACAGACCCCGTGGCTAACCAACGTTAACGGTTAGGGTAATTGCCAAATCCATAAGAGCACGGTGCATTGGATCTACCGCAAGGCTTGTTTAAAGCGACTTGAGAAATCACAAAGGCAGGGACGTTTCCCGTCTAAATGGAAAAGAACGTGGACAGAGTAACAGCTCAGTCTAGGGCTCCTGTGGTGGGAGTGGCTAGACACTTTATAAAAGCTCTTTGAAGTTTAACTACACTGGAGAACATCGAGTAACCTTGAAGTCGACTATATGGGTAAAAGTTGCCAGGAAGATACGGAGTTAAACAGTCGGGTTCGATTCCCGCAGAGAGCCTCTATAAAGTTATAGCGGTGTATGGAAGTGGTCTATCCGCTTGGTCTCATAAGCCAAGAATCGCTGGTTCGAATCCAGCCTCCGCAACCAAGTTTCGGCAAAGGCGCGAGCCCGAGCCTGGAGTAGAGAAGGGGATTAGGATAGACAGACTTAGGCTATATGCCTAAGGTTTGATCTCTTATAGAGACCGAACAATAACTACTGGCAAAACGTCTTGAAAACGTTTCGTGCTTGTGTGAACCAGTTCTATTATATAATCGACTTTGTGATTTGCTAACTGGAAATATACAGGTCCCTGTGCTTTGTGCCTTGTGACTTGACAGGAATTCTTAACCGGTTCCGTTTGTACATTGTCCAGTCTATTACTTACTTTCTCTCTCCACCCATTTTATTAGTAAGTAGTTAAGACTCTAAAAGCATCCGTAAGGGTTTAACAAAGATCGGAAGTTTTTGTTTTTCAAAGTTATAAACTTTAATGCTGTGGCGTATATGATCCAGTGCCGGTGCAAGGTGAGCAGATTGAGGCTACAAGAGTTTCATGTTAGGCTAGACTAAGAGAGGAACGAATCGCGCCGTTTGATGGCCTTATCCAACCAAAACTCTCGGGACATCTTACTAATAATTCGGTAACGTAGCATAATGGTCGTGCACCTCCTTCATACGGAGCAAGGTATAGGTTCGAGTCCTATCGTTACCACCAAACAACATAATCTGCCCACTAAATGCTAAATAGTTATATGCTAACATTAATCAGAGAAACTTCTAATCCATTACTTGATTATATCAAGGATGATCCAGTGCGTCCGGAAATACCCAAAGAGTTTCGTGTTAGCGGTAGCAGATTTGTAGCAACTACAGTGGACAATGAAAAGCCCCGTGCTATGGTCTGTGTAAGTTTGCATGATTTTGTGCCCACTACAGTGGAAGATTTATCAGCAGATACACTAGAACCAACCACTGCTATATTCTACACCATTTGGAGTTATGCTCCAGGTGCGGCTGTAGAACTACTTTTTGGTGTGGTAGACCAAATAAAAGAACTTTTCCCAACTGTTACTCGTTTTGTGACACTGAGTCCAAAAACTGAAATGGCTTACAAGTTCCATATCAGGAATGGTGCCATTGTTTTACAAGAAAACGATAACACAGTGAACTACGAATACCTCATAACCCGTTGACAAACACCTGAAAAGGTTATATACTATGTATGTGACCGTGAGCGAATTGGCAGAGCTCCAGGACTGTTGTGAAACACTCCGCGGGTCGGGACTAGGCTATTGGCCGTCCTTGGAGGTTCGAACCCTCCCGGTCACACCAAATTCCCCTCGCTGTAGTTCAATGGATAGAATGGCTCTCTCCTAAAGAGTAGATCCAGGTTCGATTCCTGGCTGCGGGACCAATTGACAAAATAACGAAGTGAAGATATAATAATTGAATGTATAAAGTAATATGGAAAGATGCTAGCGGTGTCGCTAGTGAACGAGATTTTGATAATCTTGGCCCTGCAATGGATTGGGCAAAAACATTGGCAGTATTCGTTACTATCAAAACTAACGAATCTGAAATTGTAGGACTATTTGGCGCAGACAGCATCAAAGATGGTAAATGCCCAGATGGAGTTGATTACACATGGATGAAACGGCGTAAGCAATAAAGGAGACAACATGTCATTATACAATATGGTTTTTGGAATGAATCCAGACAGTGACAAACTATTGTCTCTGTTAGGCGCAACAAAGGAAGAATTTGGACGCTTCCGGAATGTTTATATGGAAGATGGTTACATCGTTGTTCATACTCGTTGTGGAGGCGGCAACCGCGAAGATTACTTCCCAGACTGGGTTGAAGATCATCCATGGTACAGTCATGACGAGGATGGTGATTTTGATAATACCTATGCAGACATCTACTTTAAGGTTCCTGAAAATCACAAGGACTTCCTTGCTATTCGAAACTACGAACCTGGAGTTAAGCCTAGCGAACAATGGGAAGAGCTGTTTTCTTCATTAGAAGCAATGAAAAAATAAGGAGGCATTATGCCTTGGATTGAAAACGTAGCGGCCGATGACATCCCTAAGAAGTTTCATCACGATGCTGGTCCAAACAGTATGCTGATCAGCATTGTTGACCCAGCAAGTTGGCGTCCAACTCCTGCACACCAATTCAAAGAAATTCATAACTTTGAGTTTTTGGATGTGGAAGAAAAGGACGAAGTGTTGGAAGAAGCAATGAAGTGCAGTCAAGAAGATGCTGACAAACTTGTGGCTCTTTTACAACACGCTTTGGCTAACCGAATGAATGTTGTAGTGCATTGTTATGCTGGTATTTGTCGTAGTGGCGCTGTATGCGAAGTGGGCGTAATGCTTGGCTTCCAGGATACAGGGCGGTTTAGAAGCCCTAATCTGCTCGTTAAGCACAGAATGATGCGAGCCTTGGGTTGGACCTACGATGAGGACGAAAAGCCCAACATCGACGATTGGCGCACTTTTAGAAGCATAGACTAATCGTTGTTTAAAAACAACACTGCCCTGTTCAACAGTAGTTGACAGGGCATTCTTTTGACTGTATAATAGTACAATAAACAGTAAAGGAAAATACAATGGCAGGCAAAGCAAAATCAGTTTACCTCACAGTAACTACAATGGATCACAAATCAGTTTTTCATCGCATGTTTTTCAATGCCAAACAGTTTAACGATTTTGTTAAAACAGATGAGTTCAAAGCCAAGTACCCAACAACAGAGTTTAAAATCATAAAAGAAGTTTATTAGAATGTAAAGAATTTGTAGGAGAACAAAATGGGATATTACAGAGACAAATATTGCAATGTCGACGTGCTAAAGGGTAAGACTTTGGCATCGTTAGTGGACGAAGGAAACGAGTTAGTTTTTAAGACCACCGACGGCGAAACATATCGCATGTACCACGAGCAAGACTGTTGCGAAAGTGTGGTGCTCGAGGATGTGGTAGGCGACTTACAGGACCTAGTTGGTTCAGAGATTTTGATTGCAGAAGAAGTTGAAGGTGAAAGCCCAGCAGATTTCGAAGCATACGAGTCTTACACATGGACTTTCTACAAGTTTGCAACTCGCAAGGGTTATGTGGACTTGCGTTGGTTAGGTCAGTCAAACGGCTATTACAGCGAAAGCGTGTCTTTCGTTGAGTGCTAAAAATGAAAGCCAAGATTGATGGTATAGTGTGTATCTGTTTACTGATAGCATTGTACATCAATCTTACCAGTCTTCCTGAGCGAGATCGAACAGTACAAGGTAGACTAATTAGATTGGAAGTAAAATGACAGATAACACAAAAACATGGATTACAAGTGACTTGCACTTTGGGCACAAGAACATTATGAGCTTCTGCCCAGAAACAAGAGCACGTTTTAACAGCGATGTTGCCTACATGAACAATGCTATGGCAGAGGAATGGAACGCTCGAGTAGAACCCGAAGACACAGTTTACATCTTAGGTGATGTAGCGTTCATGTCGGGCAGTGATGCCGCCAAGATGGTTAACCGTTTAAACGGCACAAAGATTTTAGTACGGGGCAACCACGACCGTAAGACATTAATGGATGTAAATTTCCGTAATGCCTTTGCAGAAGTACACGAATATTTGGATATTACATATGACGGACACAAGTGCGTTATGTTTCACTATCCAATTGCCGAATGGGACCAAATGCACAGAGGTGCGTTACACTTTCATGGACACTTACACGGAGGTGTGAGCGGCTTAGAAAAGTATCGCGCATTAGATGTGGGAATGGACTCAACTGGTGAAATTGTTATTTCCATGGATCGTGCTATCCGGATGGTTAAAGACAAAGAAATTAAGGGTCATCATGTTTAAGGACGAATTGAAGGCATACGTAGAAACTGCTAACCTAGTTAACATGAAAGAATGTGGCGACGGTATCTACGTGCTGAAATACAAGAAGAAAGTGTTCTACGATGGACTATGGAATCAGTTTATTGCTGAGTGCCGTGGCTCTATCGTAGACGCTGACTTTAACCTAGTTACATATCCGTTCACAAAGATCTATAACTACGGTATCGAAAAGGAAGCACCAGTGCTGACTAAAGATACTAAGGTTACGGCATTCCGTAAGGTCAACGGCTTTATGGTTGCTATGACAATTCACAAAGGCGAACTGTTAGTTTCAACTACTGGTTCTACAGACAGCGACTACGTTACAATGGCAAAGGAAATGATGGCAACACACATGCCTTTGACAGACTGGCAAATGGTATTGGGTAACGCAGAATGCGAAGGTGTTACTTATATGTTTGAATGTGTGCATCCAAACGATCCGCACATCATTCCAGAAAAGCCAGGCATGTATTTGTTAGGGTGGCGTGAAAACATGTGGGGTTCAAAGATCCTACACGACCCATACCTCCTAATGGACTTTGCTCGCGATACTCTTAACTGTTACTGGGCTGAAAGTTATACAACTAACATGGCACGCCTTGAAGCAATGGCTAAGGAATGCAAGCACGAAGGTTTTGTATTCTATACCGACGAAGGTGTGAGTGCTAAGATCAAGAGTCCATACTACTTAACTTCAAAGTGGGTTGCTCGCAATCCACGTACAGATAAGTTAGTAGACTTGAACAAGGACATCAAGCACAATCTAGACGAAGAATACTATCCACTAGTGG